AGATCTGGCATATAGAAAATATACACCAGACTTTGTATTACCTAATGGAGTAATCATAGAAACAAAAGGATTGTTTACACCATCAGATAGAAGAAAACATATATTAATACAAAAGCAACACCCAGAGTTAGATATAAGATTTATATTTACAAATAGCAATAAAAAATTAAATAAAAAATCTAAAACAACTTATGCAAAATGGTGTGAGAAATATAACTTTCTATATGCAACAAGAGTAATACCAAAAGAGTGGTTAGATTGTAGTAAAAAAGTAGATGTACCTGAAACAATTAACTTTAAAGGGATAAAACACTATGCTTGATATAGAAGAATTTGATATGGACTCAGCAAATAGATTAAAAGAAGATGATGTTGCAGTTGTAATAAGACCTTCTTTTAATAAAAATGGTTGGACAGGTAAAGTAGATCTTAGTGCTATAATTATGCCAATTACTAAACTAAAAGATGAAGAACATGAAATAGTTAAAGATTCTATGTATGCTTTAGTAACATGTTTTCATTTACTAAATACAGATAAAGATTTTGGTGAGAGAGTAGCAGATGAAATGGATAGAATGGCTACTGCAGGTGAACTAGGTGATATTGAAAAACCAGTAAAAGTAACACACTTATCTTCATGGACTAAAACTAAAGGTAGTGCATAATGAGTTTATATGGAGAATATTTAGGAAATGTTCGTAAACAAATAGAAAAAGAAACTAAAGTTTGTGATGATTGTGGAGAAGTACATGGTGAAGAAGCAACCCCTTTTAAAGATAAAGATATGGTAAATCATCCTGAACATTACAATAAAGGTAAATATGAAACCTATGATGTAATTGTAGATACATTGGGTAAACATGAAGCTATATCTTATTGTCAAGGTAATGTACTTAAATACATTATGAGGATGTGGAATAAAGATAAGCCTTTACAGGATGCAGAAAAAGCTGAGTGGTACTTAAAAGCCATGATTAAATTATTAAAAGAAACTAAGGGAGTCAACTGGTAATGAAGTATGACAAAATAAAAATTGATATAACTAGAGATACATCATTAAGTGAACAGGCAACACAACTTTTGAGAGATTACTACATGTTAAGTTCAGAAGTATCTCCACAGGAAGCATTTGCCAGAGCATCGTTAGCATATTGTGATGGAGATTATGATTTTGCTCAAAGAATATATGAGTATGTTAGTAAACAATGGTTTATGTTTTCTAGTCCTGTTCTTAGTAATGCACCAAAGCCTAATAAATTATTTAAAGCATTACCCATTAGTTGTTTTTTGACTTATGTAGGAGATACTCTAGAAGATTTAATTGCACACAATACAGAAGTTGCATGGTTGTCTGTAAAGGGTGGTGGGGTTGGCGGTCATTGGTCTGATGTAAGGGCAGTCAGTGATAAAGCTCCAGGGCCAATCCCATTCCTTAAAGTTGTTGATTCACAAATGACTGCATATAAACAAGGTAAAACTAGAAAGGGAAGCTATGCTGCGTACTTGGACATTGATCATCCTGACATCATCGAGTTTATTAATTTTAAGTTGCCTACTGGCGGTGATGCTAATCGTAAGTGTTTCAACTTATTCAATGCTGTTAATGTAACTGACAATTTTATGAAACGTCTTGAAGCCGATGAAGTCATAGAATTAACAGATCCTCACACAGGTTTGGTTAGAGATAAGATAAGAGCTAGGAAACTATGGGAAAGAGTTTTAGAAGCCAGATTTAGAACTGGTTCCCCCTACATAAACTTTATTGATACAGCTAACAAAGATTTGCCTGAATCTCTTAAAAAATTAGGTTTAAAGATACACGGTAGTAATTTATGTAATGAAATACATCTACCAACTAACGAAAAAAGAACTGCCGTATGTTGTTTATCCTCTGTAAACTTAGAAAAGTTTGATGAATGGAGAACAACTCCTATGATAAGAGACTTAATTCGTTTTTTGGATAATGTATTACAGGTATTTATTAACAATGCTCCGAAAGAAATTATTAAAGCTAAAATAAGTGCGTTAAGAGAGAGATCGTTAGGGTTGGGGGCTATGGGATTTCATGGTTATTTACAGAAATATAATACACCATTTGAAAGTCCCGTAGCTAAGTCATTAAACAACAGAATATTTAAGCATATAAAAGATGAAGCCTTATTGGAAACAAAGTTACTTGCAACAGAACGTGGTTCTCCAGGTGATCTTTATGGTACTGGTCTTCGCAACGCACACCTTCTTGCTATTGCTCCTAATGCCAATAGCAGTATTATATGTGGGTGTACAGCTAGTATCGAACCTATTAAATCGAATGCGTATGTGCATAGGACGAGAGCAGGATCGCACTTAATTAAAAATAAATATTTGTCTAACGTATTAGATAAATATAATATGAATAATGATGTTATATGGAAAAGTATTATTAACCACGAGGGTTCAGTTCAACATCTTGATAATCTTTCAGATTTTGAAAAAGATATTTACAAAACTGCGTTTGAACTTAATCAAGAGTGGGTAATCGAACACGCATCGGATAGACAAAAGTATATATGTCAAGGACAATCTGTTAATTTATTTTTTCCTGCAGGAAGTGATAAGAGTTATGTCAACTCTGTTCATATTCGAGCATGGAAAAGTGGCTTAAAAGGACTGTATTATCTTCGTACCTCATCTGGGAATCAAGCTGAAAAAGTAGGTACACAAGTTAAACGTCAAGCATTAAAAGATGCAGAGGAGTGTATAAGCTGTCATGGATAAAAGAAAAAAGTTTGATTACACATTATTCAAACAAAACGATAAACTTGCTAGAAAAGTAGGTAAAGCCTACTGGAAGTCATTAGATAGAGTTGCTATAGATAATCCAGATAGGTATGGGCCTGATCTAGTTGTTGATGGAGTATACTATTGTGAAATGGAGATTAAACGTGCATGGAAAGGTAAAGACTTTAAATACAAAACTTGCCAGATACCACACAGAAAAGCTAAGTATTTGGACAAAGATAAGTACGATAAGCCGACACATTTTCTCATCCTTAATAATGAACAGGAGTATGCCTTTTATATCAAAGGTGAAGATGTGGCTGCATCGCCTGTAGTGGAAGTACCAAACAAGTATGTACCATCGGGTGAGATGTTCTTTCAAGTACCATTAAATAAATTAAAACTAGTGGAGTTACCAAAAAATGTTCATCAAGACAACAACGAACAAGACAGTTAAAACTAAAAAACCAATAGACTCTACAAAAGTAGAGATAATAGAGTGGGAAGATGCCCAAGCAGAGGCAGGGTGGTATGGAGATGATTTGCAACCAGAACTTGCAAAGGTTACTACCGTAGGGTTTTTAATAGCAGAGAATAAAAAAGCAGTGTGTATTGCATCTACAATATCTTTGCCTGATAGTAATGCACATTTGCATATTCCTAAAGCATGGATTAAAAAAAGAAGAAAGATAAGTATTGTAGATCCTAAAAAGACATCTCCGACTACTGGAATTTACAACACAGGAGATGGAGTACTGTAATGTTAATTGAGATAGATGAAGTTCTATCGACTAAAATTACAAAGCAATCTTTAAAACAAACATATGAGGATATAGAAAAAGAAATACAAGAATATAAGGTAGGTTCGAGAGTCCCTCTAACAGAAATACAGCAAGAAGATCTTGCACAGCTTTTGAAGATGCAAAAAGCCCTACGACCTGTACTAGATTGGTACACAGTCGGGGGTAACTTTTTAGTCGAATATGAGGAAGATAAACGATCTAGAAATAACCGTAAAAAAAAGTCTTGAATTAGTATAGTTTTTGTGTAAAACAGAGTATACTTTAATTGACATGTTTTTCATGTTTTTTCCTAAGTTCTTGGGGTACGTCCAGTACCCCTTTTTTTTCCCTTACAAATGAGAGGAGCAAGTATGAGTCTTACAGAACATTCAAAAGTATATAAACCATTTAAGTATCCTTGGGCAGTTGAGTTTGCTGTTAAATCAGAGAAAGCTCATTGGGGAGAATGGGAATGTAAACTACAGGATGATGTAGCTCAATGGCAATCTGGTAAATTGACTGACAAAGAAAAGAATCATATCACTCAGATACTTAGATTGTTTACACAGAGTGATGTAGCCGTGGGTACAAATTATTTGGAGCATTATATACAAAAATTTAAGAACAATGAGATTAGAGCTATGTTGACTAGCTTTACAAATAGAGAGTTTGTGCATCAACGCAGTTATGCACTACTTAATGATACTTTAGGATTACCTGAAGAAGAATACTCTGCTTTCTTAGAGTATGAGCAGATGAGAGATAAGATTGAATTTATGACAGACATGGATACTAATTCAGTTGCAGGACTAGGCAAAGCTATTGCTCGATCTGTAATGAATGAGGGTATGTCCCTGTTCTCAGCCTTTGTAATGCTCTTAAACTATCAAAGGTACGGTAAGATGAAGGGTATGTGTGAGATTGTAGAGTGGTCTGTACGAGATGAGACAATGCACTGTGAAGGCATGGTCAAGTTATTCAGGGAATACTGTAAAGAACACCCTAGAATAGTCAATGATCAGTTTAAAAAAGAGATATATCAGATGTTTAGAGATGGTGTAGCCCTAGAGGATGCTGTTGTAGATACAGCATTTGAGATGGGAGCAGTTGAGGGACTATCAGCAGATGATGTAAAACAGTACATTCGATACATAGCTGATAGAAGATTGATACAGCTAGGCTTGAAAGGTAACTTTAAAGTCAAGGAGAACCCCCTAGAATGGCTTGACTGGATTGTGGGTGGGGATACCCTTAAG